TCACCAAGCATTTTCTGAAATGATTTCAAATCCATCATTCGACCTCCATATAATTTTCTTCTTCAAGAGGAATAATCTCTTGTTCATTTATTTCTGTCATATCCACAGATAATTGTGTTTTAATACTCTCATCCGTTGCCACCGCTCTGAGGAAATCTGTCTTAAGCGGTGCATACTTAAGCACCTTCTTAATGGCAGTTTTCATAGCCATTTCCTCGTAAGCAGTTTTCCACGGGGAGAAAGAACTGCTTATGGCTTTAGAATACTTCTGGGCATGCATATCCACATCTAACTTACTCATAACTTCGAACCCATACCCTCCATTCTGAAGCTTGAACAAGGCATACACCGCTATCATCTCTCCCCTTTCTCCAATCTCCGGTTTATGATATAAGCGGCTGTCCAGACCAAGTTCATAATCAAAAGCATCATTGGAATATACACACTGAGCCTGTATCGTCTGGATCTGATCATTTCTGTACGCAAGGTTAATCAACCCTTTATAGCCCAATTGAAACTGACACTCTAGAGTACCCTTATTTTGAAAGGGAATCAGATATGCTTCTCCAAGGGGTGTATTAGGTTCAAGACCAAGCTGTGCAGCATTCATCAACGCCGCCAGAAATGACATCTGCGTACATTCTGCAAGCTTCGGTGTATTATTAATAGCAGAAAGCGCCATCCTAGTGAATCGTTCAGGTGTGATTACTGAGGGCAGCGCTTTCTTAATTTCAGGCTCGATAGCCTTTATCATTTCTGCAATTGACATTCCTTTACTTAATTTTACTTCTTTTGTGTCAGCTCTTTTAGCCAATTCTTTTTTTACATCCATATACAGGCTCCTCCTATGCCACATTAACAATAAATCTTCTTGCTGATGTTTCTTTACAATAATCCCTGTAAATGTCCGGGTGTTCTGTTTTCAACCGATCCGTATCCAGACGTGATGATGTATAACTTCGCCAGCTCACAACATGTTTACTGCCAACTCCCACTTCTGCATCAGCCATAGCAAGTTTGATATTCTGGTCAATCTTCCTGCGCTCCTTGTCAAGCTTATCTATCATGGCTGTCAGCTCGTCCCTGCGTTCAAGCTGATCATCAAACTGTTTCAAAGCAATCTGTTTCTCCCTGTCGGTTTCTCTGAAATAGTCCTGCAGCACCTCATCCACAATTCTGGAACCATCTGGAGTCGGCATATTAAGTGCTTTAACATTACCAAACCAAAATTCTCTTTCAATATGTATCAGATACTGAATCAGTTCCTCATCTCTTTCTATGCGCTCATATTTGAATTCGCGCCCATAAATGACTACAGCAATATACCATGCGTCAGCTCCTGTAACAGCCATATAGTGATGGCACTGAAGCTGATAATGCGCTGGAATTTGACCATCCTTCCACTTGTCACTGCTGTACGGTGAGGCTGTCTTACATTCCAGTCCTGCATTCTCTCCTACAATGAGCCGGTCTACATCTGCGATCATAAACGGATACTTAGAATTTTGAAGAATCCGATTACATTTTCTTACCTTTTTCCCTGTTTCTTCCATGAAACGTCTTGCAACGTATTCTTCTAAATCTCTCCCCTGTCTCATACTCTCATTGTCAATGTCATCAGAAGAATCCGTAGTCTTATCAATATACACATTCATGGGTGATACATAGGGATTTAATCCACAGATCGCACCCGCATCACTTCCTCCGATTCCCTGTTTACGATATCGAAGCCAGGAATCATAGCTTAATCCGGTAGTTTTCACCATTGTTCGACACATATACTTTCCTCCACTCTGTATGTAATTTTAAGCCGCCTGAAGAGCAAAGCGGTAAGCTTTGTCTATGATAGGATTGCTGTCAATGGTTTTGGCAAATAAATTTTCCTGATATGTTGCCGTCTCCCGAAGCGGTTTGGCATGGTTTGCATAATCCGATACAGCATTAATATAACGGTATGCGTTTTCAGGGAGATTTTTCAGATCAGGAGCATAGAGATAGCGAAACATAACATCCTGTCTCTGACTCTCTACATTTTTCTCCTGTTGAACAGTCGCATTTTCAGGAACAGGTAATAACTGTTTGATATTCTCCTCTACCTGCTTTTTAGGTATCTTGACCCTATGCAGCCTTTCAAGTTCTGTACCTAGACAATCCATGTACTCTTCTGCCCGGAATAAAGTCTCCTTTGCATCTTCCAGCCTACCCTGGATATCCCCGGTATGTTTTGTACTCCAGCTGCGCTGGGCAGTATTCAGTGCCAGACAGAGAGTGTTGTTACATACAACCCTTATAGGTGTCAAAGCAACTTTAATCGAGCCGGAACCATCATGTGTATTAGAAAATACCATAAACGGGCTTATCCTGTCTCCTCGGATGATATACTCATTAGGTAGTTTCGCCAATATCCACACCCGTCTTCCTTCTGATAAACTTCCGGCAGTTTCATATCTTACCCCGGCTCCCAGAAGACCATCTGTAAAGGAAAATGCCTCCTGATTCTGAACTACGGTATAACGATCTGTTACTACCCCAAGGATCTTATCATCGGTTGCTCTGACGTTGGCTAAATAGCCAGGTATTACAATTCCATCATCCGTCATTAGTTTACGCTGCTGTACTTCCCAGTCAAGTCCTGCTGCCTTCAATGCCTCACCAGAAGATAACGCAAAATTTACTTTTACTCCAAGATTGTGCCATGGTGCCTGTCTTACATAAAACATTGATTCTACATTTGCTGCCATATTATTTTTCTCCCTTCTTTTCTTTTTTGCTGTCATTCCGTCTCTGATACAATTTCATGATGATGGATATAACGGCAGTTCCAAGTTCTACTAAAATCTGTTTACTGGTTTCTTTCATTGGCATGTGCCTCCTTTACTTGATTTGCATGAGAATAATGTATGTTTTATTAGTGCAGATTTTCGCATACTATTACCAACACTTATTTAAACCAATAATGACCGATATAAGCCGCTATAACCAGTGTTTTAACAGAAAGGTAGGAATATTATGTTTAAAGATGCCCCCGATTTACTAACCAGAAAGCAGGTACAAGACCTATTGCAAGTGAGTAAAAATACCATTTTGGAGTTTATTAATAAAGGGAATTTACCTGCATTTATGCTGGCAGGTAGCTATAGAATTTATAAAAAAGACCTGATAGAATTTGTTATGAGTTCATATCACTATGATAAAATCTTCTAATAGGATCATGCTATTTAACTGAAGTATATATGCCAAATGTTACCATGCACTTATTCGATACCCCAATTTTTTAAATGATGGAACATTCGGAACAGCCAGAACACTACAATCCCTAATAGTATCACCACGTCAGTATGCAAGCCCTTATAATAAAAAACTCATCTCGCGAAAATCTACCTGTTTTTCTACCGAGATGAGTTTCTGTATTAATCAGTCAAAAATTTTTGTGAACATTTACTTTTTATTTTTTGCTTCCTCTAGAGTATTCGCCTTGCCTTCTCTCAATGAATCAAGAATATAATAAGGTATTCTATGTTTCTCCAACAAATTGGCGTATTTGCAGTATATGACATCATTTTGCATTTTATTAATTTTATTATCACACTCTGTTATTTCTAATTGTAATTGCTCTCTTATTTCCTCCCTCCTTGCTCTCTCTCTTTCCTCTCTTAACCGCCTGTTTTTTCCTTTAAATGTTTCACCTATGAATTCTCCCATCCATTCGGTAACTTTATATAAAATCAAAAAAGCTATAATGGCTATTATGAGACCAAACTCAAAATAGCATAGAATTGCTCCCCCTATTCTTATTACCCAAAACAACCATTTTATCCCATCTGACGGATCATCATATGACCTATATGGCCTTGTTTTTTGAAATGCCTGCTTCTTCTGCTCTCTAATGGATTGTTGAATTAGTATATTAAAATCGATATCCTGAGTATACTCTAGTTCCTCCAACAATTTTATCCCTGAATCGCTTACATTCCCATCATCTCGCTGTTGTTCCTCATTATCCTGTACACCATTATACACTTTTCGTCGATCATACTCTGATTTTATTTTTTCTATTAAACCTTGAATCGGTAATTCTTGATATATCTGTTTTAATTTTGCTGATTGATCTATATACTTTTTTTCAAATAATACACTTAACCTCAAGATAGCTTTAGGTAATAATGAATTGGTAGCTTTTTTTAGACATAAC